GATGTGCTTCAGAGAGACGATGTATTAGTAGGTACTGCGGAAGATCTAGGTGCCTCTCAGTTTGATATTATGAAACAAGGCTCAAAAGTAGCTAACTATCCTGCATGGAAAGAATTTACGACGAGGAGACAAGAAGCCGAAGATCTTCAAACGTCTTTGGAAAAAGAACGAAATATTATTCTCCAACGTGCGTCTATACTGGCTGAGTACGGCGACAGAATTTACGGTCCTGAAGCGGCGTTTGCTAGTTTTGTAGTTACCGCCAAGAAGACAATTAAAGGTGTCGCTAATGTTGTCGAGCAGATAGCAGGATTAGATGCGGACGAAGCTGATATTGTAATATCTCAAAATCAGGCTGAATTAAGAAACGCCGTCAATGATAGAGATAGCATCCTTAGTAAAATCAGCGATGAAAACGATAAAGTGGCTACTGCCGCCGTTCTTGATGCCGCCGCCGCATCTTTACAGGCCTACGCTAAAGGTAAGGCCAGCGGTGAAGACCGTATGACGGACCGAGACTTTGCGGTATTTAAGTCTACGATCAAAGGAAACACGGCGTCTCAAACATTATCTTTACTACAACAATCATTTGACACCAACCTTACTGAGTATGAAGGGGCGTATCGTAATTTAAAGAACCGATATGATGATATTCAAAGTATATCGGATGATCTTATTACTCCCGACTTTAAATCTCTTTCCAAGACTCAATACGAACGATTCATCTTACCGAGCCAATACAGGACAGAAGTGGAATCCGCGATTAATGAAGCTAAAGAGCGTGTCTCTGGGCAAGTATCCACACAAACTGTTTTAGCAACCCGAAGAATTGCTTCTCCCAAGCAACTACAAGGTAAAGATGTTATTGTAGTGGTTAAGGGAAATGACGAACAAAGGACTATCCAGCTTGAAGTCGGAGGGCAGTTGTTACCAAGACAATTAACATTGCAGGAAGCTATAAGTGCGGGATATCTAACAAAAGAGAGCCTTAATCAATGAATGATCAGGAAAGATTAGAAGCCGCTCTAGAAAGAGAGTTGGCAGAATTAGGTCAACTCCCTTTATCTACAGAATCTACTGTAGATGTAGACTCATTGTCTGCGGCACTTGACGCAGAGCTTGATAGTCCTACCCCAACACCCCCTGTTACTCCATCAACCGCAGTAACAGATACCGGAGAAGAGGTTAAGACAACCGCAGTACCTACAACGATTGATCAATTATACTACAGTGGAAGCATAGGCCAAGAGATTCGGCAGAAAGAAGAGACTGCTAAAAAACTAATGACCTCCGTTGCAGTCGATGCAGAGACAGAAGAACAGAACAGACTCCAAGCTAGGGAGTTGATGAAAGAAGTTAATGAGTATAAACAGTCTCGATTCAATCAAGTTCAGGGCGATAATGTTACGGATTTAGGTTTTATAGGTAAACTGATCACTAACCCTGACGGGACTAAAAAATATGTTCCCGGCCCTTACGCTAGCCCAGTCACTCAGACCATCGCTAAGACTGTGTCAGATACTCTTCGTGGTATTTTATCTTTACCTGAAGCAATCGCAGGACCTAAGATCAGAGAAGATATTGAAAGTTTAAATCTTCCGGAGTTAGTTCCTGAAATAAGTTCTGATAATCCTTACGTTAACACTATTGCTGAAGTCGTTCAGTTAACAGCAGGCGGAATGGGAGGTTTGACTTTAGCCTCTAAAGCGGAGAAGTACGCTGACTATATGGCTAGGCTCCCCCGTTTTAAAGCATTCATGAAGAGTGCAGGGGAAGAGTTTGATTATCTTGCAGGACCTCGTACTCAAACAATTGCTAAAGGGATCAAAGACACCGCCGAAACTGTGTATAAAGGCGTGTTACCGAAAGGGACTATTCCTGCCAGTTTAGGTGCGGCGGTTGTTGCAGATCAGGATGTTGCTACATTCTTTGGTGATCCAGACATGACTGTGGGCGAAGTTAAGATGCATGTCTTAGGGGAGTCTATGCTGTTTGGTGTAGCATTCAATACGGTTAAAGGCATTGGAGAAATTACTCAGTTAACTCCTGCATTAAAGTTTACTTCATCTCAAATATCGGGAGCCATATCCGCTCTGTTTGCATCTGCTAGTGCGTCTAAAGCAGACGAAAAAGTATTAGAAGCTTTGGGACAAACTTTATTGCAAGGCTCTAAAAGACTATCTAACCCAGAGAATACTGCCGATGATATCTCCCGTATTCAGTTAGAGATCTACGAAGAAATTAAGACTTCTTATTCTCAGTTATCCGGGGGAGGCAATCTTGAATCTGTCATTAAAGGGACAGAGGAAGTTGTAGAGGGTGCGCCTAGTCTTGCTGAGATACTTGGGGAAAAGTCTTTAATGCGTCTGGAGCAGTCTTTGGTATCCCAAACTGGGACTCAAGAAAAATCTAGCCTAATACTTCGTACTGTATTGTCAGAAGCAGACTTTGCCCGTCAAGCTCAAATCCGAGAGCGTGTCATGGCAGTAGGTGAAGAGTTAGCCCCTCGTGGTAGGGAAGCTGGAGAAGCGGCGGCTGAAGAGCTTGGACCTGCACTAGAACGTGAAGTTGCCGGATTGGAAACTGCCGCAGATGTTCAGACCCGTACTGCTGTACAACAGACTACTGCCGCATTAGAAGAGGCAGAAAGAGGTACTCAACGGGTTATCCAAGCTGAACAGCAGGGAATCGAAAGCGCACAGACTATTGCCGATGAAACTGCAGAATCGGTGAAAAACGCTTTGGATAGATCGGACGTATCTCAAAACAATTTACCTGATATAAATCAACTTGTCGATGAAGATGGGGCTGTGACTAAGATCACAGAGACATTGAAAGATGATCTCAAGGTTAAAGACGAATTTGGTAAACTAAAAGATACAGAATTATCTAAGATCAAAATCTCTGGGGAAGAAGCCCAAAAAATCGTCGATGATTTGATTGGTACATACACTAACCCAAGCTTCCTTGTGGGTGATGATGCAGTTCAGACTGCTGGTAAAGAATTGGGTAGACTGATTCGTACATTTAGGTCAGAAGCGGATGAAGCACTGCCTCCCGGTCCTGACCCTACTCCGGGGCCTACTCCGGGTCCAGCACCTGATCCAACACCTGCTCCAGCACCCACGCCTACTCCTGTCCGTCCTATTGATCAGAAGTTGGCAGAACTTGTGTTGGAAGCAGAGTCTGTAACAGACCCTACTCGATTCCTCGCTATTGCTCGTGAGGTTCAAGATCTGACTCGACGAGGTGCTAAGATGCCTAAACAGCTTCCTGCAGGTGCAACCCCAGCACCTGTTGCACAGGAAGCGGTAGAGGAAGCGGCAGAGGAAACTGTCGAGTTACCTACGATTACTGCTTTAGATTTAGAAGAAATTATCATTGCAACACAGCAGAGAGCAACTAAGTTAAAGCAGATTGCTCAACAGCAAAGTAATCGCCAAGCGTACGCATTAGGTGAAGGGCTAACTCAGTACACTACTGCGTTAAACAGAACTTTAAATACCTTAGTAACAAACAATCCTGCCGCTAAAGAGGCCAGTGAAAACTTTGCAAACTACTTCTCAGGGTTTAAAGAGCGGTGGCGTTCAGAGACAGGTCGTGAATGGCAGGGAGACATCATTAGCTCCAAGACCCGTGTCGATATTATCGGTGCAGAAGAGAAGGTTATGAAGGTCATGACTAACCCTTCTGCTAGTAGAGAAGACAGACAATTAATTTATGAGATTGTCGGTCGTATGCCTCCTTCTGTACAGAAAGAGTTTATTCAATCAATTGGTACTCGTCTGGTTGCGGACTTTGCCTCCGCTAAAGGTGTACTCCCTAGTGAGACTGCAGAACTTACAGTCAAACAAGCAACGCAGATACTGAATCGAATTACTACTTATATTAATAAAAACTCTGAGTTTGAAAAGGCTCTGCCTAATGCGTTTGATAAGCTACGCCAAATTAAAACAGATTTAGAATCGGTAGTCTCTCCTGCTCGTTCTGCTCAGGAAGCGGCTAAGACTCGTGCTAAAGCAGGTACAAAGAAAATTAAAGAGGCTGATAAGGCCCTACAAAAACAAAAGAATGAGTTAAACGCCGCACAGCAAGAGACTCTCCGGTCTATTCAAAAGCGTTTGGATGCAGATATCAAAGCAGTAAACACATCTTCTGTAGCCAATATGTTAAAGGTAGATGACCCTACTCAATACATTGAAATATTATTTACTAAACCAAATGGTTTCAAGCAGTACCAAGATATCTGGAATAAGGCGGGGAATATTGGAGAAGCGTTACCTTCAGGATTAACTCCTACGCAGGAAGCGTTACAGGAAAGTCTGACGTTTGCTTTGTTAAATAAAGTATACCCCACTACGGCTCGTGAATTAAAGGATACCCCTGCGGGACTTCAACAGATTGCTCGTGTCATCGCAGATCCAAAGAGTACGCCGGGTAGGATGTTCCAGTTATCTTTCGACAACAATCCACAAGGCATGGAAGTCTTGGCTGGATTAGAGAAGACAATCGCACGGTATACAGAAAAGAGAAGCGTTGCGGGATTAGGGGGAAGAGGTTCGACAACCTTTGAGAAGCAAGTGTTATCTAAGATGGTCGATGATATTGCGATGGTTGTTTATGGTCCGCTGACTCAAAACTTCCGGTTTGCCCGAGCGTTCACTAGGATATTCTTTAATGTGTTTAATTCAGATTACGCATTTGCAGAAGCATTTACTCGTGTACTGACAGATCCACGTTACAGTAAGATGGTCGTAGATAAGGCGGCAGAGTTAGCAAAGAAAGGACTTGTTAATGAAGAAGAATCCTTCAGAAAAGCTTTCGGTGCTACTCTATTTGCCGCCGCAGGAGTTAAGAAATACTATCAAGCGACTGATCCAGACACTGAGTTTGAGCGGGACCTTCGCCAAATGGCAATTGCTGTTGAGTCTGAAGAGGGTCTGGGAGCAGAGCCAAATCCACAATAATGGAATAAGCATCTTCATTTGATATCTTAAACCATTCACCAGATTGCTCACTGCATCTTTCACGGAAGATAATGTGAGCTTTTTTTTCGTCTCGATGTTTATCTTTGGTTTGAAAAGAAGCAACCAGTTTGAAGTCTCTGTTAGGACTACTCGTCTGATAACTGTTCAGCCTGTCCTGAGCATCTACTGCCATTCCCACTTTAACCCATCCGGGCCAAGCAGGATTAGTAATTGCGTACACGTAACCAGACTTTTGTTTGTTTAGTTCTTTATGCGTCCATGCATCTTCAAAGGTCCGGTAGTTTCCGGGTTTGTACATTGGGTGAGACTTAGGAATATATTTGCCATTGACAAACATACGGGTTGTATTCTTCTTAGAATGGCTTGACAGTCTTCGACGGTTGCCGTCTCCGTTACCTGTGTACCACCATTCCCCATCTTCAAATTTGACATTTTCGAGCATTACCAGAGATCCTTTCTTGGTTTTTGTTGTACGAAGTATTGAACCCCCGTAACCACTCTCTGTGCATCATTGTCGATGGGCTGAAGGGGCTATCTACGAAACCTCGATAGAAAGCCCTTATACCAAGAGAGAATGCGTTCTGACACTTTTTTCCTAAGTTGTTTGCCATAGTCCATTATGTCCTTAGATATTTTAGTTAAGCGCAATTTTCCCACCCCCATGCGTCACCCGTAAAGCCTTCTGCGTTGTAGTCTGTCACACGGCCTTCAAAGAAATTCTTGTGTGAATCTCCTGCAATGATCCAGTCTAACCACGGAAGCGGGTTTTCTTTAATTCTATAATTACCTTTAAGACCCATTTGGATAAGTCTCCGGTCAGCGATGTAGCGAATATAGTTTTTGACATCATCCGACGATAGGCCTTCCACTTCGCCCATCTCATACGCCAAGTCAATAACTTTATCCTCAAGTTCAACAGCATCACGTACCATTTGATAGATACCTGCCTTAAACTCGTCATTAACAATTCGCGGATGCTCTTCACAGAAAGTTCTAAATAATTTAACCATACCATCACAATGCATTGTTTCATCGCGGATGGACCACTCAACAATCTCGCACATGCCTCTCATCTTACCAAATCGTTGATAGTTCAACAACATGACAAATGCACTAAATAAAGACATGCCTTCATTGATAGCAGACCGGGCAACAGCCTTAGCAAGACCTGCATAGCTATGTACATCAATGTCTGCCATAAACTCAATCTTCTCAGCCATCTGCTGATATTCAAGGAATGCAGAAAACTCTTCTTCCGGGAGGCCTAATGTGTCATTGAGTAAAGCGTAAGAACGCTGATGAACAAATTCACGATTAGCAAAGCTAGTAAGCATAGCCCGAATTTCGTTATTCTTAAATTTAGGTATGTAAGATTCCAAGTAGTTTGTTCCAACTTGGACATCCGACTGCGTAAAGAGTCTAAGGATCTGTGTAATATGGTTTCTTTCGACATTGCTGATCTTCCCGGATTTCCATTGAGATACATCTTCTTGCAATGAGGCCTCCCACTCACCCCAATGGATTTTTTCATGTGAGATAGCCTTTTCCACAGCCCAAGGATAATGAAAAGGTTTGTACGTTACGTTAGGTTCTAATAGAGACACTGCCCACCCCGTTGTTGTTTGAGTTAATTTATAGGTTCGATTTTGTAGGTATAGCTATTGCTTCTTTTCGAGCAACAATATTTTGTTCTGAAGATCATTGTTTGTTTTTATTAGAGACTCAATAGTTTCTGCGCAATCATTAAACAATCTCGCATAATCTGGATCTATGTCCTTGATTAGTTTCAATCTTTCAAGAAGTGATGCAGGATTATTCATATCTGTGTAACTCCCATCCATTATCGTTGTCGTGTGTAATGTACGTGCAGTTTTCACACCAATCGCCACAGTTCATGTAACCATCTACAATTTTTGGTGAATGCGTGTGTCCAGTCAAGACTGAATCGTAGTTCTTACTTTTGGCCCATTTAGTAATAACTTTCTGTGTGCCTAGTAGCTTGTACATTTTATTTGTAAAGCTACCACCATCAGATAGGTGAGCAAAAAAATTAATCACTGGTCTAGGTATCTTCATTGTTAGATCAAAGCGATCACCGTGACAGACATACACATTTTCATACACGTAGCTGTCCACGATATCTACATTACCTAACTGCATTTCGTGCTTCAGGAATGGCCTGACAAACTCATCATGATTGCCGGGTAGGTAAATAACTTTGCATCGCTCTGAGAGCTTTAAAATGCGTCTCAACACCTCTGTGTGACTTTTGGGCCAGTAGTGTCTGCGACGCAAGGCCCAACCATCTATGATATCCCCCACAAGAAACAAATAATCACATTTAATTTCATTATCATTTAAAAATGTGAGTAGTTTCTCTGCCTGACACTGCTTAGTGCCTAGGTGAATGTCACTGATGAATATTGCTTTCATTCCTTTTTAGTTCTACTCGTTTTCTTTAGTTTGTTTATTTCTAAAAATACGATCCCAATTCGATGAATACTTTTTCTCATCAACAGGACGCTTCCAAGATCCTTTACCGTAATGCGGGCTGTTCTTTTTCTTAGGCATTAATGATTATCCTTCGCAAGACACACATGTTTGATCAAACTCGTAATCCTTTAAGGCTTCACGATCTACCTTTTTACCGACTTTATCCGCAGTCACTCCTGCGTTAGTCCTCAGATAATATAGCCCTTTTAAGCCTTCCTGCCATGCTTTAAAGTGAACTTTGTTTACAATACCTAAGTCTTCTCCTGCCGCAAAAAATAGATTAACGCTCTGTCCTTGACAGATGAATTCCTGACGCTTGGCCGAATGTTCCACAACCCGCGACTGGTCAAGTTCAAACGCAGTCTTAAACGTCTTGCGTTCTTGCTCGCTGAGGAATTCCAGATGCTGTACCGACCCCTCATTAGAAATGATAGACTTCCACGTTGTTTCAGTATTTTCACCGTGTTCCTCCAATACTTTCCCTAGTGCTTTGTTCTTGATCAGATGCGTACCTGCCCGGGTACGATGAGTGTATGCGTTTGATTTGATTGGCTCAATAGATGCACTACATCCGCATAGGATAGAGCTATTGGCATTTGGTGCTATGGCAAGTAGGTGAGCATTCCGCATACCCGTACCGGCCATGTCAGGAGCTTCACCACGCTCTACGGCAAGCTCCCTAGATGAATCCACAGCATCTGCCTTGATCTTCTTGAACATCTGGTAGTTTTCACTGGCAGATCTCCAATCATCCCAAGCAAGCATCTTACTTTGCAGATAACTGTGGAATCCCATCGCACCTAAGCCGATGGAGCGTTCTTGTGTTGCTGAGTGTACAGCTTTTCCCAATTCTCTAGGAGCGTGTTCGATAAAGTAGTCAAGTACGTTGTCGAGAAATCTGACCAGATCTTTGACCATTCCGGTGTCTCGCCATTCATCCCACTTTTCGAGGTTGACTGAAGAGAGACAGCAGACTGCTGTACGCTCTTCGTTAGTTGCGAGATGGATTTCGTTGCAGAGGTTAGACCCCATAATCCGAAGTCCAAGCTTTCTTTGACTTTCTGGCAAGCATCGATTGGCTGTGTCGATAAAGTTGATGTAAGGTGTGCCAGTTCTTGACCTAGCCTTAAGTATTCTTTCCCACAGGACTCTAGCTTTAATTGTATCTCTGCAAGATCCTTCATGTGGGTCTCTAAGTTCCCATTCTTCGTCATGCTTTAATGCCTCCATAAATGCATCAGGTATATTGACTGCGTGAAAAATATTGAACAGTTTTCTGTTCTCATCTCCCCCAGTAGGATCTGGGGATTCAAGGAACTCAATAATATCCGGATGACTTACATCAATGTAGGCCGCATAACTTCCTCTGCGGGTCGTGCCTTGAGCAAAAGCCAGAATATCTGAGTCCATTGTTTTTAAAAAAGGAATTGTTCCCGGTGACTTGTCGCTAACACTGCGTACGTTAGACCAATGCCCACCGACACCTCCACCACTTACAGAAAGCCAAGCAACCTCAGACTTATGCTCAATAAGCCCTTTAACAGTATCAGGTACGTAAGACAGGAAACAACTAATAGGAAGACCGCGATTCTTTCCTCCCGGGGCGGGGGCGTTACTAAGAATCGGACTAGCATACATAAACCATTGTTTAGAGACATAGTCGTATATCCTCTGTGCAAATTTTATGTCGCCTTTGGAGTAGGCTAATGCGGCCCTTGCAAATGCCTCTTGACTGTACTTCTCTCCCGGGAGGAGATAAAACTCAAGGAGCTTTTTTGCTTGTTCAGTTAAAAGAAACTCTCTTTCAAGATCAATCTGTATACCGTGATACTGCATTATTGTTGCCTACTCTTCTGCATCAATTGTTTTAACTCAGGATTCTTTTCTAACAAGTCTTCTAAAAAACTGTTGTACCAATTCACCTTTCCATGATTCATCTCTGGCGTATCTTTGTCATTAATACGCAATAGATATTTAAGCTCATTACCAATCATGTAACCTGAGAACTGCTCCGGTGTAAGCACAGAACGAATAATGTCAATCGCCTCCCATTCTTTTTTTTGGTAGTGCGAGGGGTTTCGCCAATCTTGTGAATTGCTCATTGCATTCCCTCTGTTGGAGTAAACAATAACTCAATCTGATCTTCTGATAAATTTTCTAGCATGTCTTGAGTGTCTTCGTGCATCAACATATTGATATCAAAATCTCCAGTTTCTAAAGCCACCTCGCCAATCTCTAAAACTTGATCTGGATAGTTTTTTGCGGAGATTGTTAATCCTGCGACTAATGCAATTACAGTCATGATTGCATCAAATCGATCCTCAGATACTTTACCCTCTAAATCGATAGGAGGGTCCATGTTGAAACCGTACGCAAATTGCACATTATTGTTATCATCAACTGATAACTTTATAAATGCTTCATCTTTTTTTAGTTCTAGTTTCATCAAACCAATCCTCTGGTATTAATTTATCTGCGTACAAAAAACCATGTTTAGTACACCAGTCTGCGTATGAGGTTTTAGATCCTTTTCTGATTTTTGCTTTAGAGTTAGAGAAAACAAATCGTATATCGTAATCTGTCTGTTGTTTAATCCACAGATGTTTCTTACGGTCTTCTAAGGTGAACCGCCCTTTTGTTTCAACCACAATACCATTAGGCAAGATAAAATCAGGAGTGTACGTTCGATCAACAGCGGGTTGTGTAAAGTTAATTCTTGAAGATGGGTCTTCATACTTAACATGTAGTCCCCGCTTTTTGATTTGATCTGCGACAGTCTTTTCAAGACCTGATTTGTATCCATATTTCTTAGCCGCCTTACTGAACGTCATTGTACACCGTGTAGTATTTCCAAGGCTTAGTCTTAGCTTGGCTTGCCGTAGACTCACGATATTGTAAGTTAGGCCAACACGTATGCTTGAACTCACAGAATTCACAGGTACGACAGATGTGTCTATTGCCTGTAGGCACTCGACGGTAGGTTTCTTCTACATCGTCAAAACATCGGGTAAACTCAGAAGCATCAGAAGTTATAAGATCATAGGTATCCTTTATAGATCCCAAGACCTCTTCACGTTTTTCTAACGTGTCGTTGGCCTCGACAAACTTCCATTCCCCGGTAACCTTGTTAATGGCAATCCACCCGCCAAAAGGTTTCCCGGTTGCTTCTGAGTACCCGAATCCTTGGGCCACGTAACCGAAGGTATCATCTTCGGCTAACGTATTGAAATCTTTAAACTTATTCTGGAAAGAGTATGGACTAGTAGACTTTACGTCCCACACTTTTCCATCGATAATTACATCGAACTCGCCGTCGATCTTTCGTTCATCTAATTCAAGAGAACACTTACCACTGGCCTCTTCTATAGAAACACCAGCCGCTTTCATTACAAAGACAGAGATAGCTTCTAAAGCATCTCCCATGAGCATCTTCATAATAAAATCGTAAGGTTTCTTTTCCTGTTCTTCAGGATGATGTTTCTGCATCCATAACTGGCAGGAAGGCCTACCAACATTTGACATACGGATACCGAAGTCTCTGCGCTTCTCTACAAACTGTTTACGTAAAGCTTGCTTAAAACTTTCGCCAGCCTCTTCAATTAACTCGTTGTAGTCAATGTCAAGAGGCGACTCATTGGTCGCCTGCTTGAGAAAGTTCTTAACGATAATTTCATTTCTGTTAGGAGCTTGCATTGATTAGCCTTCTGCAACAATGTCTACCAGTTCGGCCTCTTTTGAGTCAGTAACGGTTGAGCGAATTGCTTCATCGTACTTGCGGCGCACTTCAGCGTTAACCCCTTGAGTAAGAGTCACGATGTGCTTCATTACTTCACCATCTTCCAGAGACAGTTCGACTGTATCCTTAAAGTCAGGATTAAAGTGAGAGGTAAAATACGTAACCCCACCATTCTTTTTTCTTTCCGTAAACAAAGTTGAATTGACATTAGTAAACGGAACGCCTTGAGAATTTGATGGGTCAATTACTTCCTTGGTAAAGTTAAGGAAAGACGCACCCTTTACACGGAAGAGACATGGTGTAGGAGGCACTTCTATTTTTTCACCTGTAGCTGTAGCCCCTGTGTAGCTGACGA